CTGTAGGAGACGATGAGCCAGTGAGCTTATTTCCCAGCTTAATATTGGGACTTTTGTTGTCTGGCCACATTAACCTTGCTAATTCGGCCTTAGTGATAATCGGGTTATCCTCTAAAAATTTCTTTAACTCCATAATCAAAGGTATGTGAAATAAAAATATATAACAAAAAATATTTATTTTTCTTGTTTATATATAATATATATTATATATTTGTAGAGTAAACAAAAACAATAAAAGTTATGAAGTTAATCACTTATCACAGAGTCGAATTAGTAGAACAGCTAAAGGCGGCTTATCATGATCTCCAGGAGATCGACAAAGAGTTCGGAGAGGTATCTGATAGGAAAAACGAATCGATACTTGAAGTAAGGTATGTACTTGCCCAATCCAGGATAGATGCTATCCAAAAGATCTTAGTTGACGGAGAAATGGACTACTAATGAGGACAAGGGAAAAAGTTATAGTGGAAAGCTCAAGGAGCAATACCACTGTTAAAGCGGAAATCATATCAGAAGATAAGGAGTTCGCAAAGGAGTTAAAAAAGAAGATTGAAGATTTGATAATCGATCTTCTCAGTAAGTAAACAACTAAAGGGCGGTGTAAAAGCCGCCTTGATTAAAAAATATAAATCATGAAATACGAACAATTCCTAAAAGACATTGACAACGCATTAATGTCAATTATTGGTCGCAAATTAAGCGAATCCAACAAGAAACTAGCCAAGAAGCTATATAATCAGCGATACAGCGCTCAGGATGCTGTATCGGTTTTATTAACTAAAATCTAAAGAAAGATGGAATTTAAAGGATCAAAAGGAATTTGGACTATCGAAGAGTCAGTTGATATAAAGTGGAATCAACCGGTGTTAAATATTAATGCTTACGATGTTGGTCAAAAAAGTATTGTTACTATTTGGTCAGGGTTGGATTTAGATGATCCGATTGATGATGAAATTAAAGCAAATGCTTTATTAATCAGCAAGGCTCCTGAAATGCTTGGAGTGTTGAAAGAGTGTTTAGATACTTTTACCTGCTCAGATCAAAGCGACCGAGAATTGAAATCTAGGATCGAACAATTAATTAAATCAACAACCACTATTTAACTTCAAACCTTCATAACTTCCCAATACTGCCCCTTCTGAAAAGTTGGGGCTTTTCTTTTGCAAAATATTTTAGCATATAAATTTTTGATAGCTAAAAATTTTAGCTTAGATTTGTTTTTATTTAGCAATTATTTTAGCAAATGGCATTAAGCGATAAACAGAAACGATTTGTAGAGGAATACATGGTAGACTTGAATGCTACTCAGTCCGCTATCCGTGCTGGATATAGCTTAAAAACTGCCCATTCAATAGGCGCTGAGAACCTTACAAAACCTGAAATTCAAGAAGCTATCCAACAAAGACAAAAGGAAATATCAGAAGCAACCAATATAAGTGCAAAACGAATATTGGAAGAATATGCTAAGATCGCCTTTAGTGATGTAAGGGAGCTTTTTACCCCTGATAACAATCTTTATGACATTAGGCAATTAGATGACAGTACAGCCGGTGCTGTTGCGTCTATTGAAATAGATGCTTTATTGGTTCAAGGCATGCAGGTAGGGGAAACAAAGAAAGTAAAAATGTACGATAAACTTAAGGCTTTGGATGCTTTAGGTCGTCATATTGGACTGTTTGAGCGTGATAATAATCAGAAGAAAAACGAGTCTGTCAACATTATCAATTTGGGTGGTGGAGTTAAGCCAAAGGAGGATGAATAATGCAGTTGCTCCCAAAGCAGGAAAATGCGGTATACTATCTTAAGGATGATGTAACCACAGAGATACTTTACGGAGGTGCAGCAGGTGGTGGTAAAAGTGCTTTAGGTTGTTTATGGCTTATTGAGATGTGCCAGAATTACCCAGGTTCTCGCTGGTTGATGGGCAGGTCTAAGCTAAAAACATTAAAGGAGACAACGTTAAACACGTTCTTTGACATATCTGCAAAATTAGGTATCACAGATCAATATACCTACAATGATAAGGATAGCGCTATCTATTGGAATAATGGAAGTGAGATAATACTTAAGGACCTGTTCTTATACCCTGCTGACAAGAACTTTGATAGTTTGGGGTCACTGGAGATAACAGGGGCTTTTATCGATGAGTGCAACCAGGTTGTATTGAAAGCATGGCAAGTGGTTAAATCTAGGTGCCGGTATAAGTTAGATGAATTCGGGGTTATTCCTAAAGTGTTTGGAAGTTGTAACCCTGCTAAGAACTGGGTTTATTCTCAATTCTATCATCCTTCAAGGAAAAAGGAGTTGTTGCCTTATCGTAGGTTCATACAGGCTCTTCCAACAGATAACCCACACTTACCTAAGGTATACTTAAAATCTTTGCTTGAAATGGACGAAAATAGCAAGCAAAGGCTTTATTATGGTAACTGGGAGTATGACGATGACCCTGCAGCACTGATTGACTTTAGGAAGTTGCAGGATATCTTCACCAATACATTTGTTTCAGGTGGTGAAAGATATATAACCGCGGATATCGCGCGTTTTGGCCGTGATAAAACTGTTATAGGGGTATGGGATGGTTTTAGGCTTATCAAGGTAGTCGAATATGGCAAGAACAGTGTTACTGATGCTGCAATGCGTATTCAGGAACTGGCTAATTATTATAAAATACCCATGTCTAATGTCATCGTTGATGAAGACGGTGTAGGTGGTGGTGTGGTTGATATTTTAGGATGTAATGGATTTGTTAACAACAGCCGGCCGATGGATAACCCCGAAACTAATGATCCTGAAAACTATATGAACCTTAAGAGCCAAATGTATTTTGGATTGGCTAAGCTTATCAATGATTCAGGGCTTTATTTGGATATTCAAGACGGATCGGTAAAAGACCTTATTATCCAGGAGCTGGAACAGGTTAAACAGCACAACATGGATAAGGACGGCAAGAAGCAGGTATTACCAAAGGATATAGTAAAAGAACTGTTAGGGCGATCCCCTGACTATGCAGATATGATAATGATGCGTATGTGGTTTGAATATAGGTTTAAGTTTGATTTTTTCATTTTATAGATATGAAGTTTTTAGGATTGATTATAGCGAACGTTTTGATAATAGGTATTACTTATTTATTGTTTGCATTCATTGAAACAGAGTTAAATTCCTTCCTATGGCATTGGTGGACAAGGGCAATTTTCTCTTTATCTGCACTTGGAGGGCTAATAGGATCAATAAATAACATTTATGGCAAGGGTAAGTAAACTGGCATTAGGACTCGCTACGGTGGGCCAAGCATTCGGATTTCAGACTAACAACGGATCATCTACAGATAATACACTGAATGAAATATTGTATTCACAGCTAGTTAATCATCAGGCTGTAGTCTTCTACGATTTCAATTGTGAGGACTATATCAAGAAAGGATATTGCGCGAATGCTGAGGTATATTCTATTATAAAAAAGATTGTAGATAAAGCCAATTCTGTACCTTGTTATCTGTATATAGATAAGAATGATGAAAAGTCGGTAAAGGCTAGAAAGCTTAAAGTTAATAAAAGCAGTTCAGAACCTCATATACATGCGCAATACAAGCTTTATGTGAATAAGGCACTTGATTATGCTTCACCAAGCAGCGACCTGGCTAAGCTGATCGAAAACCCTAATGATCATCAAACATGGGCTGAATTAAACGAACTATTTGATATTTTTTACTTTGCACAGGGGGAAGCATTCCTATACCGAGAAACGGCAGAGGATTCAGATATAGCATTATCGTTGCATGTAGCTCCATCAAACCTTATGACTCCAGTATTTGGGGGTACGTTTGATGATGTCATTACTGGATGGAAGCTTAAAAACTTTGTCGATAGTACATCGCGCACTTTGGATGCGAAAGACGTGTTTCATCTAAAGATGGCAAATCCCCAGTTTGACCAATACGGTAGCCAATTGCGTGGTATGTCGCCATTGCTTGCCGGATTAAAGTTCTTGACTCAAAATGATGAAGGACTAAAGTCTTGGGCCAATATCATGAAGAATGAAGGTGTTAAAGGGATTGTTTCGCCTGATGTTACCGAGCCACAAAAGTGGATTACACCGGAACAATTAAAACCTACTAAGGAGGAAATGGACAGATCTGTGAACGGCAATCTTAATGCAGGTAAGGTTACTGTTTCCGCAATGCCATTGAAATATGATGCTATGGGGCTTTCTCCTCAGGCTATGAATATAGTTGAGGGCCTTAAGTATTCAGGGCTTAAGCTGTGTAATTTATGGGGTGTACCTGGTGTTTTATTTGAAGCTGATCCAACATACCAAAACAAAAAAGAAGGGCGTAAAGAGTTTGTTTCTGACGTTATATTGCCATACCAAGGGAAGAAGGAGTCAGCATTAAATCGGTGGTTAGTAGCGCCATTCGTAAGAAGAGATAAAATACAATACGTATTAGATTACGATTCAAGCCAATTCGAAGAGCTTAAGCTAAACCTATCTGATATTGAAGCCTTACTTAAAATTTATACTTACAACGAAGTGCGTGTAATGAACGGTGGCGATGAATTGGAAGAAGAATATGCAAATCAATTATTCATAGATAGCGGTAAGGTGCCATTGTCTGACTTTTCAAGTGGAATAACATTAGATAATAAATTATGATAACAGTACACTGGCATTTAATCGTAATGATAGTCATTACAATTTTTCTTTTAGTTTCAATATTCAGAGAGTCTGAATTTGGACTTGACTTATCAGGATTCTTTTACGGAGCTATCATTGTCATCATGTGGGCAATATATGGCGGTATTTTCCTTTGGTAAGATATGAATAGATCAAAGCAAAAGCTAAATAGAGTAATCCTCGCACAGGACAGAATGCTTGTTGCCTTCGAACAAAAGTACACCAAAAGTATTTTCAATGCTCTAAAGGAGCAGATAAGTCAATCAGCAAACAGTTATGGCGCATTCAACGATCAACCATTGTTCGATGCGCTTAAGCCTATGTATGAAGAAATCTTTATAGCTTTTGCTATCTTTCAATACAACAACTTTACCCAGCTGGTCCGAAAAGATGCCAGTTTCTTCCTTAATACCTGGGGACGGATAATAACTAACTATATTTTCCAGTCATTAGCCGGAAGAGTTACCAGAATAAACGACACCACAAGACGGCTTATTCAGGAAGCGTTGGCAACCGGCCAAGCAATGGGATTGGACTTTGATAAGATAGCGCAGTACATGGTTGAGAAGCTAGGCGACGATATGCTTATAAACCGCGCTAAAATGATCACACGTACTGAGCTTGCCAATGTTGCCAACATGGCAAAGGATCAAGCGAAAGAAGACTGGAAGAATGAAACAGGGGAGCCGATTTATAAGCTTTGGATTCATCGATATGCCAAAGAACCAAGAAGCTGGCACTTATTAATGGATAATGATAAGGCTATACCCGAAAATCAGCCTTTCGACGTTTACGATCCAAAAGATAATACAACTGAACAAATGCAACGACCACACTCAGAAGGAGCAACCGCAAAGAATGTTGTCAACTGTTCATGTATAGTAATTTACGTGTCTGAAAGCTACGCCCAAAGCCTTAATTCTGGTCAATAAATCCATGTTGCTAAAAAATGCTAAAATTTTTTGCTAAAAATTTGCTAAATAATGCTAATTGTTTTAGTTTTGTTTAGTAAGATTTTTAGCAATGAGTGAATTGATATACAAAAATGCGCCAGTTTCCTTTAAAGACATGGATGATTCCACAGGTTTTTTAAAGGGATATGCTAATATCTATAATGAAAAGGATCTTGTAGGAGACATAAGTAACCCAACTAGTTTTGTTAAAACAGTCTCAGAGAGAAAACCAAAAATCAAGATTTACAAAAACCATGACAACAATATTTTAGTTGGTGTTCCAGCAGAACTTAACCCACATGATCCAGTAGGGCTATGGTTGGGTGCTAAGATGCTTATGGACACCAAAAATGGTAGTGATACCTATCATGAATCTAAGTTTCTTGTTGAAAATGGGTTTGAAAGCGGATTTTCAATAGGAGGTTTCGTAATAAAGCGCAATCCTAAGTTAAGAGCTGAAGTTTTGGAATATAAGCTTGATGAAGTATCGGTACTAACCAAGGAGCAGGCATCGCCAGGGTCCATGGTTCAGATAGTAAAATCTATTCAAGATCAAGAAGAGCTTACACAAGAAGCATTTTGGAATATCATCACCAAAGCATACGATAATCACAAGTTCAGTGATGATGTGCTAAAATCCCTAGAAACATTTTTAAATATGTCACTCGATAACGAGCCGAGCGATAAGTCTATCGAAACCACTCAGAAGTCAGAGCCGACAAATATTATCAAATCTATTTATTCACAATTTTTACCATAATCATGGCAGAATTAACGGAAGAAGAAGTAAAAAAAGCGGCTCAGGATAATATCGAAAAGATTGCCAAGGAAGCGGCTCAAAAGACAGCAGAGGAGAAAGCTGCCGAAGCTGTAGAGAAGTCTTTAAAAGATAAAGGCTTTTTGACAAAAGAGGATGCTGATAAAGCAACCGAAGAAGCAATTAAAAAGGCTTTGGAAACTGAAAAGGAAGAAACTAAAAAGGAGTTTGATAAACTTTCTGCGCAAATTAAGAGAGCAAGTCAAATCAACAAAGATGAAGAGGTGGTAACAAAATCATTCAATGAGTATTTAGGTGAAGCTATTGAAGCAAACAAGGATGCAATCCAAAACTTTAAAAAGGGCAGCCCTGAGGTGACAATTGCTTTGAAAGCTGTTGGTGATATGTCTATTGCTAACAACTTCCCTAATGCGACACCATTTATTCAAG